TCGGTCCACTTGTCGGCGGGCAGCGTGAGGCTGCTGGGCTCATCGTCCCACCCGAGCTGGTCAAGCTCGGCGAGGAACACCTGCAGCGCGTCGAGCGCCGTAGTGATCTCACTGCGGGTCGTCGGCGGCTGCCAGGCCGTTCCTGGCGCGTCGGGGGAGAGGAGCAGGAGCTCGTGGCGCATGAGCACCACCTGCTCTGCCGTGAGGTCGATCGTGATGGCGTCACCGGTCATGCGGGGTACCTTTCGGTCGGTTGTGACTCCGAAAGGTGTCCGCCGGTTCGGTGAGGGCGGGGACGCGGCCCGGTTGGGTAGCGTCCCGCTCGCATTCGAAGGTGACCGCCTTCGGGTGCCACGGGGCGGGCCGTTAGCGCGGCGCCGCCCCACTTTGGGTTGACGCCGGGCATCCTACGCCGACGCCCGTCCGCTGTCTACGGCCTCTGTGCGCTTCCTGCGTCGCGCGCGACGATCGGCCAGTGATGCGAAGCCGTCGGCCTCCTGGCCCGCGAGCAGGCGCCGCAGGCGCGAGGCCTCCGCGCGACACGCCCCGCCGCAGTAGCGCGCGTCACGCCGCCGGCCGTCCAGCGTCGTGCCGCACACCGCGCAGGGCCCGGCGCTCACGCCGCCACCGGCGGGTCGTCGGGGTCGTCCTCGTCGTCGTCCGTCGGCTCGCCGTGCAACGCGCGGATCAGGGCCTCGCCGCTGAGCCTGGCGGCCTCCGGCTCGGCTCGCGGCGCTTCTTGCCGCGGCTGGAGCGCTGCGTGCAGCCAAGCCGGCGGCCGCCCACGCTTCCGGGCGGCGACGTCCAGGGCGGCCCGGATCGCGTCGCTTTCACTGAAATCGGTCATGACGCCACCGCCGGTACGCGAGCCGTACAGCGCACGCAGTACCCGATGCCCTCCCCGGCGTCGGGGTGGATTGCCTTCCCGCAACCCCGGCAGACGACGCGCCCGGCCTGCTGAGCGCTCTCGTGCTCCCGGGCGAGGCGCTCCGCCTCGGCCGCCGGGCTCTCAGTCGACCTCGGCATCGGCACGGGAATCGCGTCATCGGTGAAGCGGCACGGATCAAGAACGCCAGTGAGCTTGTCGACAAGCGGTGCCGGTGGCATCTGGCGATGCAACTCGAACCACTGGATCCCGCCGGTGGCCCGCGCGAGTTCGCCCCCGACCTGGTGGTATTCGGCGAGCGCGTCGCGCAGGTCGCTGGCCCGAGCCTTGATGGCCTGGACCGCGGCCTCAGCCTTCGGCCTGATCGCCTCGACGAGCGCGGTGAGGTGCTCTTCCTTGTGGCGCTGCACGTCGACGTCAGCGGCGCGCGTGCGCTGCGCAAGCCCTTCGCCCCGTGCGGAGGTGGCCGGGTCAGACGCGGCCCGCTGAGCAGCCTCAAACCGCTTCTCGGCGGCCTTGATGTCGCCGCCGGTCGCAACAGCTTCGGTGAGCTGTGCACGCGCGGCCGGGACCGCCCGCATCAGGCTGGCGTGCTCGGCACGCGCCTCGGCCTCGGCCTGGCGGGCTGTGTCGCGCGCCCGCTCAAGCTCAGCGAGACGTGTTACGGGATCAGTGCTCGACTTCATGGTGATGCTCCTTCTCTCGTGATTGGATTGTGAGTGTGAAGCGCGCGGCGCGCGCCCCGCCCGGCGAAAGGTCCGGTCGGGGCGCGCAACCCGGGTCGCGCTCAGCGGGCAGGTAGAAGCCCGCCAAGATGGTCAAGACGTCACCCCGCGATTCTGCGCAGTGCAGACCGGGCAATACGGGCGCCCGCACGCTGGGCACAACCTCTCGCCCGCGTAGGCGGCGGTGAGTCGCCGGCCCGGGCAGCGTGTCGCGCTGGGATCACCGCAGATCGGCCGGTCACCCGCCCACACGCGCACGCCGTCGGCATGCCGGGCCGCCTGCAAGTGGCAGTAACGGTGATCGGGCTCGGCGGGCTCCTGGTCGAGCAGCGCCTGCAAGTTCGCGTCGTCGTGACCGCGCGGGCCGCGCGGGCCTTCGCCGTCGACGTGGTGAACGTCGGTCGCGAGATTGCCGCAGCCGCTGTCGTGATCGCAGAACAGGTGCGTGCGCAGAAACCGAGCCCGTGTCGCGCGCCAACGCTCGTCGTAGCCGCGCTTGGCCGCCGACGGCCTGCCGCGGTCCAGTTCACGCCGCGCCACGCGCTGGCACGCCGGGCACAGGCCGCCGCGCGGCGCCAGATCGCCACAGTCGGGACTCGAGCAGACACGGACCTTGGATCTCATGGCCACTGGTAGATCCCCGCTGGCCGTCCGCCTTCGCGCTTGGCGTCATGCCGAGCCTCCCACGACAGGACTGCGGCCATCGCCGCGTCGATCTTCCTTGGCGAGTGGCGGCCATCCTTCGCGAGCGTCCACAGCGGCCGGCCGCTGTCGTCGCGGGCGGGCACGTCGCGGCGCACAGCGTTGGCGACGTGAGCGGTGAGGATCGGGTCGCCGTCGTGAGACAGCTCGCCCGACGCGATCGCGTCTGCGAAGCGCGCGACGGCGTGCGAGGCCTGCCGCGGCCGGTTGGTGTACCAGTCGAGCACCTTGCGGTCCCCCCAGCGCCCCTGCCAGCGCTCCACGAGCGGGTCGATCCACTGCGGGTCGATGTAGCAGCGCCACACGTCAAAGCGCGAGAACGTCTCGACCATCGCGCCGTCCGCCGCGTCGAGGTCGTGTTCGTAGTCGTCGTCGGCGTGCTCCGGGCGCGTCTCAGCCCACACGAGCCACTGAAAACCGGTCTCGACCTCCGTGGCGACGATCGCCAGCGCGTCGTCGAAGCGCGCGCCGTCGACGCCGACGACGATCAGGCCGCGGCCGACGCGGTGATCGGTGTTCGCGAGCGCCGCGAACCGCTCGCGGTTGAACGCCGGATGGCCGCCACTCGCGATCTTGCGATTCAAGAAGAACCGCTCGGCCTGGCCGGCGTCACGGTCCAGCAGCGCGACTATCTCCGCGTCGATGCGGTCAAGGTCGATCCACGGCTCGATGCGCCCCGTCGCGTTGCCCTGCGCCTCGCAGCCGGCGGCACTGTCACCGTAGACGCGGCGCAGCATCCGGCGGCGCTCGACCTTGTTACGAATCGAGCCGGCGCCCGGGTCGGCGTCGTCGACGAACACGCCGTCATCGGTCGAGAACCGCTCGGCGACAGACTCCTCATCGCGCGCCCAGGCGTTCGTCGTGCCCAGGAAGCGCCCGCTCATCCCGGCCAAGTTGCGCAGCACCGCGTCGGCGAGCGCGTGGCCGTGATTGCCCGGCAGCCAGAACCCCAGCTCGTCGAAGACGCCGAACGTCGTGCGCTGCCCGACGCGCGAGCGGTGCGCAGCGGTGACGAACTCGATACGGCCGCCACCGGGGAGATTGACGCGCGTCAACCCCACGTCGTCGACTTCGTGCGCGATCCCGCCGAGCTGCAGCATCGGCACGAGGGCGCGCCACACGTTCGCGGTTTGCTCCTCGCTGACGGCGGCGACCTGCACCCACGGGGTAGGCCAGGGCGCGCCGACGGGATCGCCGTCGTCGGCCCAGCCGGCGAAGCGCACGGGGCCTGCGGCCTCGGCGGCGATGATCGCGGCCGAGAACGGTCCCTTGCCCCACTTGGCCGGGCGCACGAGCAGGCCGCCGCGGCCATGCACGAACCGGCCGGCGTCGTCCAGCGCGTAGAAGCGCAAGAGGAAGCGCCACTGATCGGCGGTCAGGCGGAACGGCTCGCCGCGATGCTCACCGTCAGGGACCGCGCAGTGATCCTGAATCCAGCATCCGATCTGACCGCCCAGCGACGGGATCACGCGCTCAGGCATCGCTGACGGCCCTCAGCTTCGGCACGTTGCCCACCGGCCGCTCGGGCGCCTCCCGCCCGGCCTGGGCGATCTCCCACTGAAGCGCGCGACGGGCCTTCGGGTTCAAGCCGAAGCGATCCTCAAGCGCGACCATCGCCGCCATCTCGGCGGGCAACAACGCGCCACGCGCCCGCGCGTCGACCATCTCGGCGAGGCGCACGAGCGGCGCGACGTCAGCCTCGACATACGCGCTGGCCATCGGGGAGCGCCACAGCACCGCCCACCAGGCGCGCGTCGATGCGAGCCACGCGGGCTTACGGGCCGGCAGCGCGGGCGGGCGCTTGAACGACTCAGCGGCCGGCAACGTCCGCCAGCCCGCCTGCCCCGCGTTGCGGCGCACACGCTGCTCAGGCGCCTTCGGAAGCGGCGCCATCACTGCCTCCCGGCCTCGGCGGCGATGCGTACAGGACGCGGCGTCATGCTCTCTCCGGTCTCGCAGCGCGTCGCGGGGTCCCCCCCGTGGGTCGCGCAGTCGCGGCGCGGGCAGACGAGCTTGCCGGCGGACCAGAGGAGCGGGGCGCGTGCGCAGTGCGGGCAGGTGTTCGGCGCCGTGGTCATGCGGCCCGCCCACGGATCGGCAGCAGCTCGGGACCGCGGGTCCTCGTGCGTCGCCGCGGCGGTCGCGGCACGGGCTCGAGCGCCGGCTCGCGGTCGCGGGTCTGCCACGCGGCGAGCGCCGTCTCGGCGTCGAAGCGCAGGCGCCCGCGCGGGCCGTCGCCGATGCGCACGGCGCCGAGGGCGTCGGCGTGCTCGTAGACCGTCGCGCGGCTCACGCCGAGGAGGTCGGCCAGGTCGGCGGCGTCGAGCAGGCGCGCGGTCGGGGGAGTGGCGTGCTCGTCGGCCAGGAGCTCGACGACGCGGCGGGCGACGGCTTCGACGGCGGCGGGCGCGAGGGTGACGGGCTCGGTCATGCGGCGCTCCGTCGGGTAGGGCGGGCCGCGCGGCGCCACGCGGTGAGCTGCGTCCAGCCGGTGGGGTCGTCGTGGCGAGCGCACGAGTCGCAGATCGGGAGGTGGGTGGCCTCGCGCTCGCCGGCGTGCCAGGCGCCGGCGGCGACGGGCACCGTCCCCGTGCAGCGCGCGCACGTCGCGGTGCCTGAGCAGCGCGCGAAGACGTGAGCGATGCGGCCGGTCACGTCGGCTCCTCGTCCGCGGGCGTGGGCTGGCGCAGCGCGGCAGTGAGGTCCTCGCAGGCCATCGCGGCGCAGTCGCAGTCGTCGGAGCTCAGCGCGTACTCCAGCTCGGCGGCCGCCGTGGCGGCCGCTTCGAGCCGCGCTTCGAGCGCCACGACACGCGCGGTGAGGGCGTCAAGGTCGGTCATCCGACCGCCTCCCCACGAGTGAACGCGACCGTTCGCGTGACCAAGTGACCAAGCGTGCCTTTCCCATGTGCGCATGTGCGCGAGGTTCTCCCTCGCGCGTATAAGGGTTGGTCACGGTTGGTCACTTGGTCACCGGGGTTGAGGGTCCAACCATGGTCACGGCCGCAGCGCGCGGGCCAGCTCGACCTGCGCGCCCCGGCGCCTCGTGACCCTCCAAGACCACACGGCGCCAGCCGATGGCGGCGAGGCGACCCTCCACGAACCCGCGGGGCACGCCCCCGCCGTGGACGCGTCGAGCCGCGGACTGAAGGTCGCTGAGCCGCGCGACCACTAGACCGGTCTCGCGGTCCACCAGGACGCGCCCCGGGTCCCACTCCGGGCGGTCATAGCGCGCCTCGGAGGAACCGCGCAGCGCGAGGACGGCTGCGTAGCGCTGCTGCGCGTCCCCGAGGATGGTGTGCCCCTCCACGAGCTCGGCGGCGCCGAGCAGGTCGGCGATCACGCCGTGGGCCTCTTCGTCGGCGGTGGTGGTGGCGGCCAGGTCGCAGAGCGCTCGTAGGCACCACCCGACCATTTGACATTGCGGGGGGCTGAGCGTCGGCGCGACACCGTCCCCGACCGTCGAGGACCAGGCGAGCGCGGTCGCCAAGCGACCGGGGACATCGACCGTGGCGGCCGGCTCGAAGACGACGCTCGGCGCCGCCTTCCGCTGGACCTCTAGGCGCGCTGCGCCCCCGGAGTTGCCGGTGCGCAGCACGCCGGTAGCGGGGTGGTCGGCGGCGAAGCGCAGCGTGGCGCCCAGCCACGCGAGGAGCCCCTCGCGGTCCTGCCCGTCGGGCAGCTCGGCGAGTAGTGGCTTGCCCTTCTTGTCGCTCGTCGGCTCGTAGCGCATGATGCTCTGCGCGATGCGATGCAGCTCGGCATCGGGAAGCGGCGGCCGGCATCGGGCCGCGTTGGCTTCGGCCAGGGCCGCGGTCAGCTCGTCGAGCGTGGCGCCCTTGCGACGCAACCCACCGGCGAGGCTCGCGAGCGTCGCGTTGCGCTGGCCAGCGGGGATCGCCTCACCGTCCCCCGCGGGCTTCTCCCCCGCCGGCTTCGCGCCGTTGCTCCCCGTTGCGGGTGCCTGTAGCCGCTCCAGTAGCCAAACGGGCACCCCCGGTAGGGGGAGCTCAGGATCCACCCATTCGTAGGTGCCATCGGCCGTCCGGCTCGGCGGCAGGACGGCGTACCCGCCAGCGCCGCGCGTGTCGAGGCCAGCGCCGAGCCGGCCGGCGGTGTTGCGCAGCGCGCCGTCCGGACACGCGAAGTGGATGTGGACGCCGCGCGGCGTCTGGACGCGCGGGCCGCCCGGCAGCGCGCCGTGCGCTGCTTCAAGCGCGGCGAGCGAAGCGGCGCCCTGTTCACCGTCGACGTCGACCACGAACCGCCCGGACGCCTGGCCTGTCGGCATCCCGATGTTTGCGCCCGGCGCCTGCGTCCACCACTCCTCGATGCGCTCGGCGTCCGGCGAGGCGTCCTTGAAGCCTGCGCGCGTCGCGGGCCGCTTGGCGTACGGGACGAGCGGGAACACCGGCACCCCGCAGCCGGCCGCTTCAACCGCGGCGGCACCCAGGGGGCTGAGCGTGCGCTCAGCCCTCCTGCCCCCCGCACTGCTCGCAGGACTCCATGACGCGCTCGCGGCGCGCGACGACGGCCAAGGAGCCCGAGCACCCGCACGACGGGCAGTCGCAGAGCACGAGCCCGAGCACCGTGTCGATGGTGGGACGCAACCGCTCGCGGGCCGCTGCGAGGCGCCGGAGATCAGCGGGGCGTCTCGCGCGGGCCGCTGCCACGGACGCCCGCCGCTCGGCCTCCCACGAAGCCCAGGCGCCCTCCGCGAGGGTGCCGCTCGGCTCGCTAAGGTCCATCTCGCCCGTCGCCTGCACCGGCGAGCTTCGCAACGGCGCCGTTCCCCGCGGCGTCGTTGCTCGTTGTGGAGCCGTCGAGGACGGCCTCGATGCGCGCGAGGACTTCGCTGCGTCGCGGGCGGTAGCCCGACTCGATCAGCGCGACGCTGGCGCGCGAGCAGTCCGCGCGCATCGCGAGTTGACCTTGGGTGAGTCCTAGCGCGCGGCGGCGATCGGGGATCCCGACCGCCTCGTGCTGTGTACTAGCGGGCATGAGTCCCATGGTGGCGACCGGCGGCGGCGGCCTTCTCGAGGCGCTCGGG